GGCTTTGCTTCTTTTTTTGCGGGCGCTGCCGGGATCTCTTTTTCTTCGGCCGCAGCTCCGGGCACCTTGCTCAACCATCGTTCGACGCCGGCGATCGCGGTTTCATAGCGCTTTTTGTTTTCTTTCGGATTGCTTAAAATTGAGTCGCCCGCCTCGAGCCGGGTGTTTAAGAATAACAAAACGCGCTCGCCCTCGATGCGCAGAGCTTCATCCCGGCTGGCATAAGAACCAGTTATCGGGCTTGAAACGCTGTCGTGATCGCCATAATTTTTCATTACCCGAAAGCCGCCCTTCCAGGTGCCATCTTCGGCTTGCCTGACCATCACCTTAATATCAAAGGACTTTGTGGATAACAGCACTTCCTCGGGCGGCTTTGCGGCAGCGCCTTCCTCGGCCGGTTTCTCAGCTGGCTTTTCAGCCGGTTTCTCGGCCGGCTTCTCGGCCGGTTTTTCCTCTTTTGCTGCAGGGGCCTGTTTGCCCGGGATTAGATCCGGAAACTCGGCAAGTATGTTCTCCGGAACTTCCTTACCCAGCCATAACGCCTTTGCTACTTCGGCTTTTCGTCCATGCAGGGCCTCTCCGGTAGCGTTGCGCGTTCCCGGCCAGAAAGATTTATGGTGCGGCAGCGCGGTTTTATCCCATTCCTGATATTCTTCCTCGGTCATTTCATAAAGCGGTTTTGGCGAGGGTACTTTTCCGCCGCGCTTTTCTTGTTCCTGCTCGTATCTTGCGGCCTCGTGCCGGTCAATCGCCTTTCGGCGCGCTTCCTGCCGGGCGAGGATTTCATCATAGAGCTTTTGATCTGCTTCGCTGGCAATCTGCTTTTTCGCTTCCGCGAGGGATACATCCATGCTCGTTACGCGGGCGCTCAGTTTTGACCGATCAGAGGTCTTTGCCTCTTTAACAAACTTATCAATCGCCGCTTGGTCCGGAAATTGCTGTAATCCCGCCTCGGATGCTGCGAGATCCCGGAGGCCCTTTGACGCTCCCCGGGCTCCCCCCTCTTTTTCATTTATGGAGCGCTCAACCATGTCCTGCGCCAGCGCACTCATGCCCTCGGGGCGGACCGGGGCCTCGCCCTTCCTGCCGCCATATACCCACGCCGCATACGCTTGAGCATATTGTTTTTTGTTCTTATTTTTTGTTTCGTTGATATATTTTTGAACGTCGGGCGGGATCTGCTGCGCCGCCGGGGCCTCTTTGGCTTTCCTCGCCTCTTTTATCATCCGGTCAATTTCTGCCGGCGGCGTTTTTTTAGCCATTTCGGCCTGAACGATCTTCATTTCTTCGGGGCTATATGCTTCTTCTTCTGCTGCTGGCTGACCCTGTTTTTTAAATAATGCCCGTTTTGCCTCTATTTTTTTGGCAAGGTCCTCGGGCGTAGGGTTATTCTCTATCAGCAGATTATAGTTTCCGCCCGTTTCCGGATCAAAAAAGTCAAGGGCCATCGGCCCGTTTTTGCCTGGCAACTCACCGTTAAACCGAACACCATATTTTTCCGCTTCGGCCTTCCAATCAACCGGCGCTTTTTTGTCCTCTGAGGGCTCAATTTTGGCCTCTGGCGGGGCCTGCTCGGCTGGGGCCTGTGGTACACCCTCTCCCGGGGCCTGTGCGGCTGGAGCGGGCGCTACGGCGTCCAGTTCTTCGTTTATGAGCTGTTTGATCGGCACGTCAGCCCATTTAGGTCCATGTTCTTCGTACCGCTGCTCGTTAAAAATCCGCTCCCCAAGGTTTTCAACGATATTTGATATCTGATCTTCGTCGGTTATGCCACGCTCCCGGGCCTGCTGCTCTACCCGGTCCATGAGCGCCTGCTGGGCTTTACCGAAATTGTCCTCGCCCTGTGCCCGGATATTGTCTGCCTGTGCTCCCAGCGCTTTTATTTCCTCGTCGATTGCTTTGGCACGCGCCTTGCTTTCCTTATCGCGCTTGCCTTTGAGGCCGACAAGCTCGTCGTTGAGCGCCTTAATCTGCGGCGCTACCTTTGAAACTTCCTGCTCCTGCTGGTTAATGACTTCTTGCCACGCATCCTGAACATTCCCGAGGGTGTGATCTTCCTGGAGATCAAACGGCTGCATCGGGTTAATTTGCTGGGCCTTTTGTTCGGCCGCCGGGGCCTCTGCCTCTTTTGCGGGTTCTTCGGCAAAAGGCATTTCAATCTGTTGTTCCGGAGCCGCCGCCGGGATCGGCTCGGCTGCCGCCGCCGGCGCGGGGGAAATCGGAGCTACGGGGATAACCGGGGCCGGGGCTGCCGGGGCCGGGGGCTCAACCTTTGGCGGAGCTGCCGGGTTTGCGTTCCCGGTGAGGTCGGCCGGGGTGCCGGCAACCGGGGGCGTCGTTTCAATAACCGGCGCTTTCGTTTCAGTTCCGGGCGCTTTCGTTTCGGCCGGCCGGGGGGTTATGACCGGGGCCGGTGTTCCGCCGCCTCCGCCGCCTGATCCGTCGTCGGGGGGCTTCTTCGGGCCGCCAGTTTCCGGGGGGTTCCCGTTTCCGGTAAGATCTTTCGGGTCAGATTTCCCATATTTAGAAATAAAATCAAAGGTGTCTAAGTCAATGGGTATCGCAAGCCCGCCCTTTAAGAAAGGAACGGTCGTGTCGCGCCATGCTTTCGCCATGTTCGGATCTTCGGCCTCAAGCGACTTCCCTATTTCCTGCACTGCCTGGACGCGGTTTTCGATCGGGGCGTCCGGATTAGTGAGGCTTTCACGGAGAAACCGGCGCGTATTCCAATCTGCCGCCGCCGAGATCCCGCCGCCGAGCAGCGTCATTACGATTGTCGGACCAATAACAGAGTTTGCGGCCTTGATTTTATCCTCGGTGGGAATGTCCTGCCCTTCCCGTAACCATGACTCGCCGAGCTGCTGCAGCCACTCAGTTCCGGTTTCAACCGGGATATCCTTTGCAACATTAACGGCATAGTCCTTGGCGGTACCGACAAGGTTCTTTTTGAGCATATCAACGACGCTTCTCTTAAAGGGCAATATTTCCTCTTGACCGAGCCCAAATATTTTCGCGCCGAGATAGTTCGCCACGGCCTCGCCGCCCCACTCAATTCCGCCCGACAGAAGCGCCCGCGCATACGACTCAAGGAATGGTTTGCCGGCTAACCGGGCTTCTTCCATGTAGCGATCGACTTCTGACGTGAAAAAGGGGAATGAGGATATCGCCTGCGCGGCAAGCTGCGTGCCTTCTTTCCCCAGGACTCCGCCGAGCGGTCCGCCGAGCGCGGTACCGATAGCCGAGCCTAAAATCATAGCCGTATAAGATGGCCCGGCGGATCGAAAGCCTTCATAGAGCGATCGCCTGACGCCGCTCTCCATGGTTTCTTTTGATGGCTGGAATATCGCAGGGTATTCCTCTTGAACTTTTTGCGTCGCTTCAACCACAGGAGAAAGTACGCCCTTCGCCTCTTTTGTCGGCGCGCCTCCCCATTCATAACCGCCCGGAGAAGTGAAGGCCCGAAGGTTTCGCGTGCCGTACATTTCAATTATGTCCGGGATTGCTGCAGCGGTACCGGATGCAATATCGCCCAGGACTCCGGTGCGCGACGGCGGTAGCGGTGTTTCCGGTGATGATGGCGGGGTTTGTTCCGGGAGTACCGGATTAAGCCGGTGAGAAGTAGTGCCCGGCACGGTTTCGGCGGCTGGCGCGGGAGTGATAACCGGGGCCGGGAAAAGACGATCGGACAGCTTTTGCGGCGGCGCAAGCGCCTGCTCATAAATGCTGTTTAATTCCGTCATGTCATTATCCGCCTCGAGTGCCGGCGCTGGAGCTGGGGCCGGCAGTACCGGAGCGCCCGGAGCTGCAGGCGCAGCCCCTTCATCGGGCATGGAATTTAACTCGTTCAAATAGTCTTGCGCAAGGTTCTCGTTTTTATCCATAATCCTCACCGTTATCGCATGATACCTTTTTGATCGAGGAACTTATCAACCTTTGCCGGGTTCTGACCTTGAAGAATAAGAAAATCCCGCCACTCTTTGCGGCTTGATCCCGCCGTCGGCGCTGGCACGCCGGCCGGGGCTCCGGCTGGCGCGTTTGCTCCGCTGTAGTTGTCAATTAACGGCTTCCATGTCTGCTGAATATGCTGGATCTGCTTATCGCGCTCGGCATCATCAATGTCGCCGGCAGATCTGCTCTTGTAAACATTATTTACCGCTGCCTGATAACCCTTTAGTATCTCCTGCAGCATCGCCGTGTCGGGCGTCGGCTTTTGTATTGCGCCTTGAGCATAGGCAATATTTTTCTGGATCTCGCTCGGCGCGATCGCTGCAGCGGTACCGGCCTTGCTCGCCTCAACCGCAACATTCCCCATTCCTACCTGATTGGCAAGGCGCTTGCCGTACACGTCGGCATTAAACTGCGACTGTGCTCCGAAAACATCCGCAAGCTGCTTTGCATAGGCTGGAGTATGAGGCCCGGTCCGCGTAACGATTTCATTGAGAAGGTCGTTCATTTCCTTCGGCATTATGTAGCGCGGATTATCCGGAGTTCCCTGCCACATCGGATCAAACTCGGCCGGCCGGGGATGGTTCGGATTGGCTGGATCATACGGATGGCCGTATTCCTGCTCGTAGGGAAGGCCGCTGTGCCCGTGATAGCCGCCAGCTGCTTCCGGTGTAATCATGCCGGGGATAACGGTGCCTATCGGTCCGACGCCAGGCATACCGGCTCCGGTGGTACCAGCAGGCGCTCCGGGCGCAGCTCCCGGCCTTGGGATTGCTCCCGGGGCCGCTGCAGCTTCTCGCGGCTTGTACGTGTGAACATTCACGCCCTTTGGGGAAACAAAGCCTTTCGGCAAAGAGCCCTCGGGCACATAAACGGCCGGTCCGCTTTCGCCCTCGATCATCATGGCTCCCTGGGGAACGTCGTTGATATTGACCTTTTTGCCTTTTGCGATCGCATTTATGTACGGGAGAAATGCGTTCGGCGGCGGCGTTGCGGTTCCGCCCGTTTCAGCCGGTGAAATTACGCCGGGAGTTTTCGGGGCTGAAAGATCCGGGGTTTTTACCGAGGGCAAAACGCCGGGCTTTGCAGTGGCCGCCGTGGTCGATACTGGCCGTACAACTCCAGAAAGCGCGTCGAGAGTATCGTTACGAGTGACCCGGAGCGCATCGGGGGTTAAATATTTCATATTGTCCGGTACAATCTCTGTTCCGGTCGTTGCCCGCAAAACAGGATTTACCGCGTAATCGCGTATTCCCCGTGAAAGCGCGAGCGCGGCATCCGGGATCACGCTTGCGGCCGAGTAGCCTAATCCGGCAACGGCGTTCAGGCCCGAGTTCAATCTGCTTGGTCCTTCGGGTATTGCGCCGGTGCGCGGAGCTGCCGGGTGCGGAGAAGGATTAGCCGGCACCGTAGCAGGGTTAAAATCCCCGGTTCCCCATGACCGCTGCATTTTATTAAGATCAGCCATCATTGGAAAAGTAACGGCTGCCATGATAATCCTCCTTGGCTTATAGTGTTCCCTGATAAATATGGCTTGTTGTCAACCCGCTTGGTTGACTTTTTGTGTCGTCAAGCTGGTGCGAGTAATTGACGGTTGACACTCCCTTTGTTCTATCGTAAGTATCCGAGTGCGATACAGATGTTCCGTAGCTGTGGCTTTCTCCGCTTGTAAAAGATCCGCTGGCCCCCATGCTCGTCGAAACAGAAAAGCCGGCAAGAGCGCTTGCCGCAATCTGAGCGGATATGGAGCCTACCTGTTTCAGCGCCTCAACCTTCAGGGCGTTAATTGCCTCGTAGCTGCGCATGGTCAGCTCGGCATCTTTCAGGTAAACATCGGCCTTGTTCTTATTTTGCTCGATACGGCCCTGCAGTATTTGCACGTCCAGCCGGGCGGTTGCATCATACATTGAAACATCGGCCTTGAAAACCTCTACATCTGCCCCGTACTTTTTAACAATCGAGTCCAGCCGGGAGCTTTCGCTGAGAACCTTGTTTTTATACAATTCAACGTCTGCCTGGTATTCCTGGACCAGCGATTTATTCGTTTCAACCTTTGCGTTGATCCCTTCGACAAGGGCGCTGTATGACAGCTTTGCGGCCTCGACGCGGGTTTTATAAGCATCCACTTCCGACCCGTACAGATCGGCCTTGGCCTTTTCTCCGCTGATCTGCGCACTATATAAATTAACCTTTGCCGTTTCACCGTTGATCTGCGCTATGAAGGCATCTATTTGAGCCTTGTAAACATCAATCCGCAGCCGCTCCGTATCGAGGAAAATCTTTCGCGCCTCGAGATCTGCCTGATAGACCTTTACGCGGATCTCGACGGCTCCGAGCAAAGCCTTGTATATTTCAACCCGGATCTGCTGAATTTCCGCCGCGACCTTTACGGCGTCAACTTCTGCCTTGTAGATATCCACAACGGCGAGAATGCCGCGTATTTGCGCCTCGTATGCAACGGCGCGCGCCTTGAAGGCTTCCACGTCGGCGGAGTATTTTGAAATTTTTGCTTTATAGATATCTATGGCCGCAGCGACAATCGCTTTTGACGCTTCGAGCTGGCGCTTTGCGGCCTCGTTGCACCAGTTCATTAAATTGTTTTCAAGGATAACGGCCTGCTCGACTGCGTGCTTGATGTTCCCCTGCTCCAGCTCCCACGCTTTAATGAGAATATCCCTTGAAACATCGAGGCGTTTGTTCTGATATTCTGTTTCAATGTTGAGAAGCGCAGCCGCAAGCGCTCCGTCCGGGAGCGAGAAGCCTTTCGCCGCCCACTGGCTCGCAATATTATCCTGCGACTCCTGCCGGGCAAGTTCCGCCCGCTCCTGTTCCCGGTCAAACAGCGCCGCTTCGATTTCCGGATTAATGCCGGTGCCCTGATTTACGATGCTGTTAAAAAGATGATCCCTGACGGCGTTCATTAGCACGCTGTCATATTCAAGATCTCCAGGCGTAATATTAATAACGGGTTCATCAATAATAAGTTCGTCGAGCTGCGCGTTAAACTCCGGTACCGTGATGCTCGGCACGTCCGGGAGCGTAAGAAATTCAAGCGTCGGCTCCGGGGGATATTCAATAATCGGGCGATCAACGGGGTCCGGATCCGTGATTGTCGGCGGACCATCAAGCGGCGCGGGATACGTAATAACCGGCGTTCCCGGAATTGTTATGCCGATGCTCGGAATCTCTAAGCCGGGGATATCCGGCTCGGGCACGCTGATTACCTCATACCCGGGCTTCGGCGGATCGGGAATATTGTTCCACGTAAGCGGAGCTGCTATCGGCAGCCACGTCGGCCGTAAGTCCGTCGATATAATTTCCTCGTCCAGCTCTACATCTGCAACTTGTGGCTTTAACAGCAGATCCTCAAGCCCCAGCGCCGCTATTGCGGCAAGGCCAATATTGCCGGCCGTTACCGCCCAATCCTGCATACTGCTCATTTTATTGCCGATAACTTCACCGACAAAATTTGCTATTGCTGCCGCTGCATAGGTATCACCAAGCGCCGGCCATACAACGGGTTCTTCGGGGTCTAAGGTTCCGGGAAGGTCGCTCATATAATTCTCCTTTAGGGCGATAGAAACATAATGCCATAGATATTGTCGATTGAAACACCAAGACAATTTGCCAATGCCGCATCAATACGCTGATTGTCCAGGTAAAGATAAACCTCTTGCGTACCGTTCAGGTCCAGAAGATAACCCTCAATGCGGTTTGAGCCAATGTCAAGATATAGCCACGGATATAATGCTAATGGATACGCCCCCCCATCAATTATTCCGCGTGGTGTCGCTATAAAATAATTATAGGTATATGTATCGGTCGGCGTTTCATATCCGCCGGTCGATGGTAGCTGGGTCGGCAAGACTCCGGGATAGCCGGTCCAGTCAAGATGATAGTACCACTCAAAACCCATCGAGCTTGAGCCATCCTTATAGAGCCCCGTAGCATACCCCGGCATTAACGCATCAACCGGGCCGATCTCTTGCAGCCATTTGCCACTATTTTGCTGATGGGAATACCACGGCCCATTCTCATAACGTTCGATCGCGCCCCAATGGTGTATCGTATATTGGGTCTTGGCATGGTTTGTTTCTCTCCAGTGAAGAGATAGCGGCGAAGATATAGTACAGTTTGCCACATTCGTCCAATCCCCATAATAATCAAAACGGAGATCATTGTATTCGTCTGGTCCAGACGCAGTAAATCCAGATCCCACGCCAGATCCCCCCCTAACTGTTTGCCAAATATATTTATCGTAAGCATAATCACTCGCTGTCGCCTTGGGGATGACATAGTAAGTTTCCTCGTAAGCCTCTGTTATGACCGGAACATCAATCAGCGTCAATGTCGGGGCTTCTTCGAGAAGGTTAAGTGTTGCAATTCCGACCCCGGCCTGAAAAAGATACATTGTACCTTTTGTATCTATAAACAGCGGAGTATAGTTATTATCCCAAGGGGCATGATCTCTTGTCTTTTTGTATTGTTCTGTGCTTTCTGTATATTCATATAGGGCATATTCGGTAACGATTGGGGGCTTTCCTCCGCCTTCGCCTGAAACCACAGTAATTAAATTAGCCAAACTCCCATCTTCAATCTTAAAAAATACAGAACTTGCAACCCCGTCAAGGACATATTTATAATCGTCGCCATCTGCGATAGCCCCCGTTTTAATTTTTATTGAATTAAAAACAAACGGGCACTGAGAAACGAGCTTTCCAAGTAGTTTTTTTTGATAAAACTGCTTACGCTCTGCCATTTGATCATCAAGCTCAAAAAAATACGTGGTTGCAGGGCTGCCAACCATCGAGTTTGCCCTGTTATTAGAAACCAAAGAATAAAATAGCTGAAATGGCAAAACTGCCATATAAACTTTTTCATCATACTTATAGAAAACAGTAATCATATTCCCCGGCTCCAAGGGTTCGGGCCGTACAAATTTCTCCTGCGGATATTCCGGGAACACGGGAACATTCTCGATCACTCCCGAAGGCGGAGGCGTCGGTGTATGGACAAAAATTTTATCATTACCGAAAACCGACTGCGCAACGACAACGGTGCCGTCCTGCAGGGTCCTGCTCATTTGCAGCTGATTTAAGTTATTAACCCCCATGAACCGCTTAACAAATTGCAGCAGCTTTGAAGCCTCGCCGTAATAGGCAGACGACTGTACGGGATTTTGTCCGTACTGTTTACCGATGAATTTTGAAAACTCTGCCATTTTAACGCTTTCGCTGAACAGCCGGCTCTCCGAGAAAATCAATAGAGTCAAGAGTAAAACGAGCGCCCATGATGTTCTCGATTGTGAACGCATAGAAACGAGGCTTGAGCCCGCGTCCGAGCTTAACACGTTCTTCGTGAACATTTTCATCGACTTTTAGGGTTTGATATGAATAGGTACTGCCTTCGTCCGGTTCGACCGTTATCTTAATCGGACCGTCATTTCTCAGCATCATCCATACATCCCGGACAAAGTTGTAAACATCCTTGCCGAAGTCAAGCGGGGGAATTGTGAGCTTGGCATCTATCTTTGCGGCATTGTCGAACTTGCCGCCGATCAAATACAGGCCGCTGTTATTGCAGCCGATATACTGACCATTGAAAAGAATTATGCTGTTAAACTGAAAACCGTTTTCATACGTCGAGTTTGCAAAGTTCCGCGTATTCTCGACCAGGCCGAAAGCCTTTGGCAGTCCGCGCAGCAGCGTCGGCCCTTCAAGCGCCCCGGTAATTGCGGGAAGGGTTACATTGATGGTGCCGTACCGATCAATACGGCCGAGAAGGACCGCTTTAATAGGCGGCATGGGGACGGAGAGCGTGGCAGCTATCCCGCCGCCGCCGATCATGCGGGCGCGGATCGCGGGAAGCGCGGCGCTTATTGTGCCGAGATAATCCTTGTATCCAGTGAGCGCGGCGCGGATTGCGGGCAGGGTTGCATTAACGGTGCCGGCACGATCTCTTATCCCGGACAACTCGGCGGTTATTCCCGGAAGAAGCGCATCGAGCGTGCCGAGGACTTCTGTTGTTCCGGTGAGTGCGGCGGTAATTGCGGGCAAACCGATATTCAGGTTCCAGCCGCTATACATTTGAGCGCTGATAGCCGGCAGCAGAACATCTATAACGCCTGCCGCTCCTTTTAATGCCGTGAGCGCAGCTGTTATTCCCGGGAGATCAGCATTAAGATATCCCCCGGGAATAAGCTGGGCCTGCAGCGCTGGCAATATCGCGCTTATCGAGCCGCTGACCGTTTGCGAGCCCCATACGTTCGCCAGTATTCCGGGTAGCGTAACATTAATCGCGGCGGTACCGGCTTGCGAGCTTGCCGTAAATTCTATGGCAACTTCCATCGGCGCAGCATTAATCCCGACGCCAACAAAGGCGCTCGGGGTGCTCATGTAAACCGCCACTCGCATTACATCGGGTGAGGAAGCGGGCATGATACCCTCCTTTGTTAAGCCAGGTTGCCGAGATTAAGCTGCAGTCCGGTTATGTTAAACGGCACGGTATCGGCCGCCGTCAGATCCCCGCCAAAGTCAATGTATGCAATAATGGTTTTCCCGGTTTCATCATCATCATAGATAATCGCGCCGGCAGCCGGGCCGATAGGTCCGCCCGATGCTGTCCACTGCGCGTTATCCCAGGTGATCTCGGTCCGGTTTGTTACATCGTTTTCATTAATGACGACATTGGCAAGATCCTGTCCATTTTGGTCGTAACCGTTACCGTCAGCAAGTTCATCGCCGGACACGTCGCCCCAGCCGTGATCGGTATCGGGATCAAACGTAAAGCCGGTCGCCATGAGGGCGATCTTTATTGTATCGTTGTTTAAATCAATCGCCGCTTCTGCAAGTTTCAAAAAGAGGCGATTGGCGAGTGTGACTGTTGCCGCCATCGCAATCCCTCCTTATGCGTTTTCGGGTACCGTGAAATTGGCTCCGATAAGAGTTGTTTTTGCGCCGGCCTGAAATGCTGTCGGCATGATAAGATCGCCCGAGCTTGCGCCGATCGAGCCATCCATGCGGAGAAGCGTTTGCGAGGCCAGCGTATCATCCGCGGGATTGGCAACAAAACGCCACCAGCCAGCCGTTCCGGTGTTATCGTTTGTGCCGGACCATTCCTCGGCGTCCTTTGCGATTGTGCCATCACTGACCGCGCCCAGCTGCAGGCCGTTTCCGCGAGAGCTTGCAACCACGTCATCGAGAAGCGTCAGGGTAAGCCCCGAGCCGTCCGTTACGGTGATGGTAAAGGATACGCCGTTTCTCAGCGACATAATCACAATGCCGGCCTCGGTAAAGTTTGTGTCGGCGGTCATTACCGGCACGGCGAGAACGTCCTTCTGCTCATTTATTACGGCAATCAGGCGGGCAATCTCCTGATCTATGGTGTTGCCGGTTACTTCGGCAATGTTGTAGCCAACGTCGTTAATGGTCACGGTGCTGGTTTGCCCGGTTGTAGGGCTTCCGGTAATTTTTACCGAAGCGACCTTTGCAATAGACCGCGTTCCCGCTACCAGCGCCGCAGCTCCCTTGGTAATCTTGCAAAGCTGGGTAACGCTGCCGATCGCATTGTCGGCGTCTGCCGGCTGGCTGCCGGTATAAATGAACAATGCGCCGTCCTCGAAAGCCTTGCGCAAGCTGCCATCTTTGGCGAGGAAATTGGTAAGTCCTGTGGAAATTCTTATTGTCATGGTCCTGTCCTCCTGTTAGGTTGTGAGTATTGCAACATATTTGTGTGCGTTGTTGTCTATCATAAAAGCCCCGGTACCTTGATGATAGGTGTCGGTAAGCTCGTAATTGTCGATTGTCGGATTAATAAATTTGCCTTCATTAAAGCCGTAACAAACGCCCTTCTGTGAAGCCCATATTGCGCACGTTCCCTGATACTGCTCCCCGCCCTTGATATACTTTGTATCCACGTTCACGTCGGTAAAGGGGATTGCGGGATACTCGCAGCATAGTTTCCGCTCAAAGTCTTTCAGCGGATCTTTCCCGGAAAGAAACCATACTTGTCCGTCTGAAACATAAATGCCGTCGTCAACCGCCCGGACCATCGTGATAGGGCCATCAAACTGAAAAAATCCCTTTCGGAGATCCACGCTCGTATGCGCTGATACATCGGTGAAATACAGGTTTTTGCCGACCGCTACCCAAAGCCGCGCATTGTAAAATCCGAGAAACTGCCCGGCCGGCGTAGGACCGCGAAACGGGCGCGGATCGGCGGCCTGAGAAACCAGCGTTGCCACGCGATCGCGGATATAGCCGATCACCATGCCGTCAGAAAAATAAATATCGCTGGGCGGTACCGGGCAAAACGTCATGCGGGCGCGCAAGGGAAATCCGGCCATGAGTACGGTGCGCGTCAGGTCAAGGTTCAGTTCGCATAAATTGCCGTTCTCCATCACCAGCGCTATGTTTCCATTGGTCCATGCGCTGTGCATTATGGTGCCGGCGGCAAGCAGCGACGAGCCCGGCCGGGTCTTGGCCTGGTGGTCGTCGGTAATGTCAAGGTTCTTCGCCTCCAGCGCGTAGATAATCGAGCGGCCGGTATTTACCCGCAGCTGGTCCTCTTTATTGTTGAGGCCGGCAATTCCCCGTACTTTCGCAAGAGCGTTCAGCTTCATTAGATTGCTCCGTAGTGAGGTCCGTAGCTTCTATCGACGTTCTGAAAGGAAATTTTTTCACGCTTCTTTTTGTCGATAAAAATATTGAAAAGCGCCGTATGCTTCTCGGCCTTTTCCCGGTCCAGACACTCGGCGTCCTGTTTCAAGTAGGCGCGGCCGGCGATACCGTCCGGGAGCCCGAAGTGGTAGCGCTCCGGGATCTCGAGGTCGGTGTCAACGTCGGTTACAGCCACGTCAACCAGCGGCAGCCGAACAACGGACAAATTGCACGAGTACGTTATTTCCGGCTTTCGATCAAAGCTGATATAGCCGTCCTGATAATCAAGACAGTATTTTGTCGGCTGGCCGGTGTCGCTGCGCCATGCAGGAAAGAAATAATCAATTTCATCATGCGTAACCTTGTCAAGCGGGCGCGTTACGCCGGCAAGGCGGACCGTCTTAACACGGATAATGCGCGAGCTGATCGCATAGTCCTGCGCCAGCGTCGTGAGGGCAATCTGGCAGATCGCGGCCGTAATCGTGTCATTTAAGATCTGCAGCTCCTTGCACTCCTGGGCGATGCAGTCATTCAGATAAATAATCAGTTCCTCGCTTGACCATTTATACGGAACAACTTCATCATCAATTATTCGTCGGGCCTGCGCGATTATTTCAGAGGGCTTCATGGCTTATCCTTTATTTTTGCTGGAACGATATTCACCTTCGGCTTAATAATCCCCGGCGGGATCAGCTCCATGGATACGGAAATAACGCAATCGTGCTCAGCAAGCACTTCATGGACCTTTGCGGCGCACTTCTGAACATTTGACAGCAGCCGCTCATCGTCTGTTTGCCCGGGGATCATCTGCTCGACTTTTTCGTTCATAAGGCTCCTTTCAAAAAGGGGGTGGTACCGGGGCGGGGAACGCGGCCGCCCCGGTACCGAAAAGGCGGCGTGGGGTGAGGACGCCGCCGGGCTGTTACTGTTTGGTTGCATAGCCTCCGGCGGCTGCTGCTGTCGGTGCAATCATGTTCGCGTAAACCTTGCCGCGATTGTTTGCATCCCAATCAGCGATGCCGATTGCAACGCAGTCCTTGAGGATGATGTAACAGGTTGCCATGCTTTCGGCGATTTCAAACGCCGAAAGCATGTCTGTTCCGTTGTTCAGGCTTTCACTCAAGAACGTACAGTTCTTGAAAATCACATACCGATCGAGCGCGGTTGCATCGGCAACCTGAACAAGACAATGCGTGTTCGCTTCGATATAGCCGTAAATGAGGCAATCTTCAAACTCGTTGCGGGTTGCCTGCGAGTCAAAAATCAGCTCATAGTTGAGCGCGGTTCCGCGTGCGATGGTATCAAGGCCGATCTGGCAGGCTTTGAATTTGCACTCCTGCGCTCCGTCGAGCTTCAATGAACATGCTCCGGCGGCATCCATCGTGTCGTTTCCGATCCCGGCGAAGTGGCAGTTTTCAAAGTAGTTCCGGGAGCCGGTTACTTTGACCGCACACAGGCTGGTTGCGTCCGCGACACCCTGAAAAACATAAATGTCTTTCCAGATGCAGCCGTACCCGCTGATTTCGATAAGCGGGTTCATCGCGGTAAGCGTTGAAAGCTGGAAAATCCGCGCCCGCTTGCCAGCGCCTACCGGAGCGCAGACGCCGATCAGGTGCGTAAGGTTGTTCGCCCAGGTCAGCTTCGCCGACAAGGTGAGGCCGGATGTTCCGGCAAAATAAAAGATCACGTCATTCTTTCCCGAAGTGGTCAGCGCGTAGGCTGCGGGCAAGGTTTTCTTTGCCGTATTCGGGGAAAGGCCATCGTTTCCATCGGAGCCGTTTACCGGGTCAAGAAATATCTTCTTGCCGGGGGTAAAGGGAAGCGCCGCGCCGCCGACAATGCTATCGGCGTGGAGTTGTCCTATTGATAATTCCTCGTGTCGTGCCATTATTGTTTCCTCCCGTCGGGGAATGATTAAAAGTTGTGGGATGCGGGCGGGCTACGAACGCCGCGCCCGCTCCCCGTTTTAGTTCAGGTCTTTGAGGACCGCGATAACGTCGATCACTGCCTCGTCGATGGTCTGCGCGTCTTTGTTGGTGATGATGATATCCGTTTCAACGGACGTGAAATAGCCAGCAGTGCCGTCCTGCCGGCTGTAGGTTTCGCCGGCCAGGTCGCGCTTGAGGCCGGTAGTGGAAATATCCGCGTTGTTAATGAAGCCGTCAGCGGAAATGGTTGCCTCGGTTGAGGCCGTGGCGATCCCCACGTCAACATCGGAAATGTCGGCGTCGGCGGTTTTGACGTTCAGCATGATTTCCTCAATGAGAACGCCGGCGGGGATGCGCATAACGGCCATAACCTTGTTCTGCGCGAGATTGTTGGCCGCTATGGAAAAATCGACTTCGACTTTCTGCACGATGGACTTTTTCAAGCCATCCCATGCAAGTCCGCCGATTTCGGGCTGATTGGAAATGTCGTAAGCCATACTCTGTTTCTCCTTATAAAGATCAGGTTAAAGTGGTGCGGGGCCTTTTCTGGAGTGCCCCGCGATTAGCCTTTCCCGCGTATTACTTGCGGGCGTACACGGTGCCGACCGCTTCCGGCTTTATCATGTTGTAGCCAAAGACGTTCAGGCCACGGATGATATCGCCGAAGGTGGACTCTGCACGGAGAGTTTCCACTTTGACGATCTGCGAGGCAAAGGTCATACCGACGCGATGCCCGAACAGAAGGTCATAGCAGTTCACACCGGCAACGGCATCGGCAGTGATCTTGCTGTTATTCGAGCTGAAAAGCTCAAAGCGGTCGATCATCCCCAGGCGGCCGTTTCTCAGGACGCTGGTGCCGTCGCCGGTCATCGAGGCGTCTTTCAGGTCGGACTTCTTGATGAGGCCCGCTACCCACGCCGGTATTACCATCCAGCGCCCGGTTTCCGGGATGTTCTGCTCGTCGAGGACGGTGCCGGCATCCACGATGTAATCGAGAACATTGGTTTTGGTCAGCTGGACCGGAGCGCCAGCCGCGCCGAGGTCAAACGCGCCGGTGATTTTGCCGGCGGCTGCGCCGGCGTTTGCCGCGTCAACCATGGCCGGCATCGCGGAAAGAATGCCGGTGTCGATAGTGATCTTCATCTGCTCGCTGGCGTCGGTGCTCCAGGTGTCGAGCAGTTTGATATCGGACTGAAATTTGTCGATATCGTCGCAGACAAAGGAGAAGTATTTTCCCTTGTCGATCAGCAGCTCCGTCGGGGTGCTCTCGGGCCGGTCGCTCTCGAGCTTCTGGCCTTTGGAGTAATCCCGGATAAGGATTGTCGGGATGGTGCGGATGATAACCTTATCGCCCGCGTTTTTGATTTCGCCCTCATAGTCCGTATTGCAGATCGCGGCAAATACGGTGGCTGCGTAGAACTTCACAACCAGCTTCCCGGACCATATCTCGGGAATGAAGGCGGCTCCGTTAGGCCCGTAATCTGGCATTCCTGCTACTCTTGCTACTGGCATTGTCTATTTCTCCTTATTGGGTAACTTCGTGATTTTTAAGCGCAGTAGCGATGCGTTCCTCAATGGCTTCTTGCTCGGCCTTTCGGTTTGCATACACTCCCGCGCTTATGTCACGATAGAATTGTTGAATAAATTTGCGCGTAATCGGCTCCGGTTTTGCCGGCGCTGCCGGCGCTCCGGATGCGCTGGTACCGCCCGGGGCAAGAAACTTGCCAGTTTTTTTACCCGGATCTCCTGCTGCGGCGGCTGCGGCTGCTGCTGCGGCTGCTGCTGCGTCCGGCGCTGGTGCTTTCGAGGCTTTGTAATCGGTGAAAAACTTTGCGGTAGCGGCAAGGTTCCCGCCCTGATAGGCTGCCAGTAAAGAAGGCAACAGGTCATACCCGGTGCCCGCTGTCAGCCATGCGCGAAAATCCGGATCAGTATTAATGGTCTGCCAATCTGGAACTTTCTCGGCAAGCTGGGTATCAAAACTTTTCTGCGTGCTTACTGCGGCCGCGTTATCGACGATTAGCTTCGCCTGTTTCTGTGCCTCGGTTGCTATGTACTGCGTGAGTCCGGCGAAGGCTGCCGGGCTCAGTTGCTCCTTAAACTTCTGAAAAGCAGCATCTATTTTTTCCTGTTCTTCGGCTGTTGCGGCTTTCATGGCCGGCTTTAATTGTTCCTGCAGGGCAAGGATCTGCTGCTGCAGCGATGCGACTTGCTGCACGTATGCCGCTATCTCATGGTTGTATTTCCCCTGCAGCACGTCGTACTTGTGTTGCGCGGGCTCTGCGGCCTTGAGGGCGGCGGCGAGATCTGCCTTGAGTTGAACTATTTCAGCCTGCAGTTTGACCACTTCGGCCTGTAGCTGCTCGGCAGTTAAGGCGGCCGGGGGAGCTGTCACGGCGGCGGCCGCTGCTGCGGCCGCTGCTGCTGCGCCGGGATCGGCCCCGGGTGTTGCTGCTCCGGGAGCGGGTTCTGCGGCGGCGGCGGGAGCCGGAGTTGCGGTTTTCCCTGCCTCTGCCATTAATTCTTCTGCCCGTGTTCCCTGATCTAAAACTGCCCTTGGTACTCTTAATGGTTCCATGCTGCTTTCCTTTCTCGGTGCGAGCCGGCTGTGCGGTATTCGCGTTTATAAACATTCCCGGGGAGCTGCTTCGCAGTATTCCTCCGGGGCTTTAGTGGCCTTTTTCAGTTTCCCCAAATAAAAAAGGACCGTGATGCTGTGCGCACATCACAGTCCTTTTCTATTTTTTATAGGGGGTTCAGCGCTGCGGAAGTTGGCCGACCGCCGTAGCGCCTAATTCAATATTTCAAGGTCCGGGGTTGTTAAGTCCGGACACTGTTTTTTCATGTACCTCGCCCGCCTTTAAGCGTTCCATAAAGATCCGGGCATTAATAATGCCATCGAGCAGATCGTTCAGCTCCATCAGCCGGCCCTGGTGCCAGCGCAGCTCCGTTTCGTCCTTGGTCCGAACAATGGCGCGCTCATAACCGGCCTTGCGTTCCTGCATCTGCTCGAGCAACATCTTCCAGTTTTGATTATTCTCAAGGTTAATGATTGCCCGAACGATTTCCCGCATATTCCTCATAGTTCACCCGTTCGTAAAATTTTCTGCAGCTTTGGCCCGCGTGATTTTACTTGTTGCCACCACAAGGTATATCCAATCTCGGGCCTCGTGCTGTCCTTATACTCCAGTTCCGACGCCGCCCGAAACCAGTTTTTTGCTTTTATAGCGGCAATAAAATTATGAAAGCCCTCCAGCCGCTCATACGAAAGATTAAAGGAGAGGTCCAGTAAAACGGCGAGGCGGACCGGATCAATTTCATTGATTACCGGCCCATAGATCGCCATTACTTCTCGTTGCGCATCGGCCATATCTTCCTCGAAAAGAAGCTGGCCGACGGCAAGAGAAATTTTATTGTCACTGAAATTATGCCCCCAGCCTCCAGTAATCTTTCCGACCGTATCCGGATAGATCCGGGCTCTCCAGGCTTCTTCTTCTTTTACCAGCTTTTCAGCAATTATAAGGGCTTCGCTATTCATGGATCGAGTTTCCTCTGAAGCTTTGGCTTTCCGCCTTGCGGCTTATTGTCCGTTGAACCGATAAACCGATCAACGCGGGCGATATATTCAGGCTTTAGCGGCGGGTCACAAGGTCCGATACGGCAATCAACGGGATTGGCTGATATGGCCCTGTTGGCCTTTGTGTCAATCGGATTGTATCCGCGTATTCTGCCCCATATTGCCAGCGCTCCGGCGATTATCGTGGACAGGCTTGCGACAAATTGCGATACCGCAATAAAGCCGCTTATAATCTGTTCCTGTTGCTCGTAGCTTATAGCGACGCCGCAAAACAGCAGCAGGCCGCACACAATAGAAACAATGCCGCCCCATACGGCCCTTGAAAAATACCACTTCTGAAAAGTAGGATCCATGACACTATCCTCCGATTGCGGCCTTTGCATCTTTCAGGGCCTTTAACAGCCACTCTTTGCTTGCGTCAACAACGCCCTGCGGTTCCACGGTTTCAAGTTTCGGCGGAGTAGCGGCGATCTGGTTGCGCAGCGCCTCGATTTCCGTGTCCGCGGGGATCTTGTAATTCGGGTCGCGGGTACGGGCATAGGCCATCGCGGCCATGACCAGCTGATTAATAATCATTATGGTCAGCTCGGTTTGCATGGGTGATTTCTCCTTTTGTTCGGTCGTCATATTATTTTTCTCCCTTTGAGGCTTTGCGCTGGGAAAACGCAACAATGGTTTGCTGAATGTCCGCAATCAGCCGGTCAACTTCACCCTTTGCCGCCATGATGTCTGCCGGCATAGGAGCGGGCGTGGCTGCCGAGTCTGCAGGCTGCGCCTTTGACCAGGCCAGTACAGCGTCAAGGTATATTATTTCCGCCTTTTGCAGCTTATTCAAAACCGGCGCAAATTTAGTGGCGAGAAATACTTTATCATCGTAGGTGTTGTCCGGGAGCGCGTACAGCCGGTCATATTCCGCGCTCAATTTTATCCATGCGTTCCCGGCCTCTACCGAGAGAACTTTATTCTCCTGTAGGGCGGTCCTGTTTGCGACACCACAGCCGGCCACCATCAGACAACACAGCAAGGCGAAAAGGATAGTTTTGCGTCTATATTGCAGTGGCATTGTGTAGCCCTCCATTTTAATAACAAGTCAATTTAAATTGAACGGTATTTGATCGAGCGCCGCTTACTTTGTCAGATTTTCTTTGAGGCACAACGCTTATTGACACTGTTTTTGAGCCGAAGCGTGCACACCAATCACAAACAGCGTCAAACAAGCGGCCATCGACGGCATTTTTTTTAACTACTACGGCACCATTTTGATAATACAGGTACCGGATTGTATAGGTGTATTCTGCCGGATCGGCCGCGTGCGACCAGCAGATCAGGACCGTTTTGCCTTTAACTGCCGGCGCAGAAAGCGTCGATGTTTGCCCGAAAACAACGCTGCTTAATAAAAGAATTATTCCGCAAAGTACCGGCAAAATAGCTTTCATGGTTGCCCTCATTAATTTGTCGTTATAACTTTAAGCCCCGTTACCGGAACTACCGGCTTAATACTTGTCGTGGTAGTGGTCGGCAACATAGAGGTCGTGGTTGTTGTTGGCATAACCGAAGTCGTGGTAGTGGTCGGCTTTGTCCACTGAATAGGCGTCGAGTTAGCGCTTTCCGGGCTTCCTCCGGCCCGAAAGGCCCGCAGCGCAAACCAGTATGAGCTTGCCGTAAGGCCGACGCTTTCGATTGCCAGAAAATCATAGGTCGTTGCGTTCACATCGTTAATGGTTGCAATCTTTGAATATGGCCCGGCCTGGTTGTCCGAGTAATACAGAGCAAAGCCGCCGCCGGCGATATCCGCCTTGTCCGCGTAAGTATCCCAGCCAAACTTGATATTTGTAGCCGCTGCGATCGACGCAAAAAGAACGAGCGCCGCCAGCATTACCGCAATAAATGTTTTCTTTCTCATACGCTTCCTCCCCTGTTATAAACAAATTTTTTAAGCTCCGTTAGCTCCTTGCAGATGCTCTCAAAATACTCCTTGCTGTGTTCATATCGGTCGTGGGCGACGGCCATAAATGTTTCCAGCTTCAAGTCCATTTCCTTTGTAGCCGCCTGTAGGCCGTCAAACTTGCTGTCACCCTCCCTGAGCCGTTTGTCGATAAATTCATGCGCAAAGCATTTCTCGCTTTTAACTCTTTGCACGATCTCATTTATCATTTCCTTTTGCCAGCCCGGCTTTTGGCTGGCCATCTGTTCATGCAAATAATCAGCCTCAAGGTTCGTCCGTTTTTTTCCGAGTCCAGTTACAAGTGCCGTAATAAGCGAAGTAACAAGTCCTACTATCAGCGTGTACCCTATAAGCGCAAAGACAGGGTAATTGAGAACATCGTGAAGCATTTAGTTTTCTCCCTTTTCCGCGCCCTCGATGAGCGAGTATGCAGAAAAAACGATTGCCGGTCCATAGTATTTGCCTAACAGCTTCTTAATAAGCGCAATATCTTCGGTAGTTAATTCAATCTCGCCCTCGGCCTTAAAGATGATGCTTGCCAGCTGGCCTCTGCGAAAACTTTCCAGGCCCTCCGGCTTTTCATCCTGATAGATCGCGGTCAAGGAATTTACTATTGCTGTTTTGAGCTGCAGATCCTTATCGGACGACCTTCCCGTTTCCGGATCAATTTCTTTGTGCGGCTCCCCGTTAAACTTTTTTAATGCTGGTGTCGGATCAAACTTCATTGTGCGCTCCTTTTAAAAGAGCCCTCGGGGTTTCCCCCGAGGGATAAGGATTATAGATATCGCCCGGCTATTCCTGCGGCGCAGCTGGTGTGTGCGCCACAACGGCGTCGTTGAGATCGGTTTTGTTCTTTTGTACCAGGCTCGTGATCTCAACTATCTTTGCCTTGATTGCCTCAACATCCCCGGCCGCGATTGCGTCCTCGAGCATCTTTGTAAGGGTGTCGAGCAGAACCGTGTTGCTTGCGATTACGGTTGTTTCTTCATTAATCGCCGCAACCATTTCGTTAAACTTTTGCTCCAGTGATTGATCCATGGCGTCCTCCTTTCTCCGGACCGTTTGAAGCAGTCTTATAATGCGGTCCAGTTTTTCATTAATTACGAAAAATGGCCTGAAAAGGAAATAGATTATTTTCATGGCCCTACCGCTTCAGTTTATAGAGATTTGTGGCGTGACCAGCAACCATCAGCGCCTCAATCGCAGCCATAGTGGTTAATGCGGCAAGGAATTCATCTTTAGTCAGCCCGGGAAATTCATCGAGCGCATCACCTGTAAGCGGAAACTGTACGGCGTCATACTGTGTCCGCAAAACCTGTAGTCGTTGATAAAAATTGAGGTACTGCTCCATTGTTTCAATATATGTTCTTGCAAAAGTTTTTTCTGACGATGCCTGCATGTCATGTCCTCCTTGTTGGCTGTGTAATTATTTCATTATGACATTATGCCGTTTGCGACCAGCGCTGCGCGGATAGATACAACCATCGCATGTAAAGCGCTCATGTGTGCGTCTGAGTCAAGCCCATAAGATCCTGTTGCATACGCTGCGAGTGCTCCGCCGCTGGCGTATGCTGTTTGAGGCGTAGCGCCGTTACAGCCGAAGCCTGTTGAGCAGCGAAGGTTTCCGGTAATGTCGAGCTTATAGGTCGGGCTCATTCCGATACCGATTGCATCGGCCGAAGCATCTACAAATAACAGGTTTGTAACCGTATCTCCCTCAACGCGAAAATCGGTATTTCCTCCAGCATCATTAAAAATAATCGCTACACAATTAAAGGTTGCAACTTCTTCTTCTACGTTATCACTTGTCGCTCCCGCGCCGGTACTTGCGCGGTAAGAAGTTATTATTACGTCGCTGGTTGCGGCGCTTCCCGTTGATATGCCGCCCCTGAGATAGACGCTGCCGCCGGCGCGGTTTGAGCCGCCCGCGTAGCATCCGCCCGCATATATTGAAATGCTTCTTCCGGCTGCATCTGTCGGCCTGCGCTCTATTCCTATAGAGCGCTGGTTGGCACCATAAAATGAAATCGTGTATGTAGGCGATGTAACGCCACCAAGAGAAAGCGCGCCGGCTGCTGCGTTTGCGATGCTTACATTTCCTGTATCAGAAATGCGCATACGCTCTACTACGCCGCCCGCTGCCGTTTCCTGTGTGCCGAAAATCAAGCCAACGCCGATATCGGAGGGCGCTGTGTAGGTAGCATAATAGCCAGCAATAACCGCCTTGCCAATAGTGCCAATATCAAAGCCAAGTGTTGCGCGAACATTGACGGCGGCAGTGCTCCCTTGAACTATTCTAATTGAGGCTATATCGTTTGTTCCAAGCGCCGTTGCTGAATTATTAATCGAGCCATATACATCAAGCCGGTTAGCGGGTGTTGAATAGCCTATTCCAACTACGTCGGCAGAGGCGTCAACAAATATCAGGTGTGTCGCGGTATCCCCCTCGACGCGGAAATCTATATTTGCGCCAGTATCGTTAAAAACACACTCGCTGCCAACTCCACCGAGAATAAGCGCCTGCGTTTCAGTTCCCGATATGTCGATACCGAAAGCAAGTTTGCTCGCCGCAGAAGCATAGGCGCGAGAATAGTTTGTTACTGCCGAGCCGATTGTGGCAGTATTAAAAAATACTCCAGTAGCTGTGCCGCTTCCAGCCAGGGCTACTTGATAATTTTTTGTCGCACCTGTAATGGCCTCAACATAAATGCCGTATTGCAGGGGATTAGAATAATAAGCGCCGAGGTAATCGTTTTGAACATAAATGGGGCAGCTGTATTCAGATATGGTTACTCCGTATAAATCTCCGTTAATTAGATTGGCCTGTGCTTTTAAAGCTATGAGGCTTTTCATATAGGCCGTGTCAAGGAAAGCGCCGCCGGCTGACGAGACCAACCGGGTGCGGTTCGCCCTCAACGCGCTGATGCGCGCCGAGGCAGAGTCGGAGCAAGGGCGGTTGTTGTAGAGGTTAAAGGTGAGAACATGACCCAATACGACGTCTTTCTCAGCCACAACAGCGCCGATAGACCCCCCGTCGAAGAACTGGCCCGCCGGCTG